TAAAAACAAAATTGCTCATAAGTGATTCCTATAGACATAAAAAAACCACCGATGAGGTGGTACATAAATTATTTAGGCAATAAAAAACCGCCTTTCGGCGGTTTAGCTTTATATGGTTGGTATCAGTTAATTCAGGTGTTTTTGTTGCAATTCTAAGAACTCTTTTTCATTAAGTTTCTTTCCACATTTCGAACACAACCAAACAGGCGGCCCACCCAAACTTTCAATCTTTAAGTACTCAACTTCATCATGACTACATTTGCCATCTTCCATAACATCAATAGAAACGCTATGACCTTCAGTAGTTTCAAATATTCTTGTGATCATTGGATTTGCTTTTTCTTTGACATTAAAAAGCCCTCGAATTGAGGGCGTTGGATTTGGGTATTTTGGTTAAGGTATGCAGGCGTTTGGCAAAGGATCAATGAAGCCAGAATGCTGATTGTGTTCCTGAATAAGAGTGCCGAAGGTTGTAAACTTCAGCGCTAAGTTCCAAGCTTCTTCAATGGCTGCTTCTTTTTCTTTATAGGTCTCGCAATTCTTGAGTAGTTCAAGGCTGAACTGATATGCATACTCTTCGGTAGTTTTCATGCTAATCCACCATTTAAATCAAGCTGTGGTTGAAGTTGATATTCCAACTCCTTTATTTCAGTTTCTAGTGGTTCCTTTTCCCATCGCCACTGGCCCATTGCGCTCGCACATCCACTGATTTGTGCTTTTCTGCCTTGGTGATAATTCGTTAGAGAGTTATATCTAGCCCATTTTGATTGGAAAACTTGACTGAGTTGATTAGCCATCCACTCAAAGGCATCAATGAATTGCTCTTTAATGGCATCGGCTTTTTCACCGTTGAATCCCATTACAAGGAACATGAAGCCTCGCTCAGTCATCCGGTAAAAACCTGTTTGTCGTTTTGTGTTTCCTATCTTCTTGTTTTCTAAGGTAAACGCAAAATTGCGCTCACGAAACTTTGTGGAGCACTTCATATTTTTAATGGAGCGGAGAACGTCTGAATGCCTCTTTCCAAATGCTTGAGCAACTGCATAACTTGTTGTTCTTGGCTCACCGTTATTATTGGTAACCAATGCTCGTAAATTCAATGTTGTCATCATGTTCATAAGAGTTCCTCTTACTAGCTCATGTTCAAAGAAAAGAACTGGCAGGCACACTGAACATGAAAAGTGTGCTTTTCGGGGATCAACCTAGCCAGTGTTCGCCTGAATTTCAGGCATAAAAAAACCTGCCACTAAGACAGGTTCGTTTAAAAGTTAAATTCGTTAATTGACGCGATAATTTATTGAAATGTTGTACTGAATGAAATCCCCATTACTGCCGAGGTTCTGCACTTGACCTTGTAAGACTTCTAACTGTCCGCTCGTAAAGTATTCAAAATGAGCTAACCAAGCATCTGCAAGCTTTGTGATTGCGACTTCATGTGTATTTAAACGGGCCATGCAGTTGATTGAGATAATCCCTGTTCGCCTTGTACAAGGCACGTCACCAATTCCTGCAATGATTGAACCGCCCCATAACACATTAATTTCACACCAAAGCCCATCAGTCGGAACTGTAAAGTCTTTATTAGGATATTTAATTCGGGTCTGCTCAATTCCAGTAAATGCCATTGCTCTAGTGATAATGGCTTGTCGCGCTTGATCTAAAGTCATTGCCATTTTAACCACCGTATTTCTGAGCAATATAATTAAAAGTTAGTCCATAGACGCCTTGAGGCGCTTGTCTTGAATAGCCGCCTGTAGTTTTTGGTGTTTCTGGTTTATCAGTAAAGTCGCCATATTCGATTTTGGTTGCATAAGGCGCATTCGTTTGGATGTATACAGTAGAGTAAGGAACAAGACGAGATAAAGCACTTGTTCCTTTGCTAATGGTTGAGCCACCGCCTTTATCTTTCTCTGCTTCATTAAATGATTGGTCAGTCTGGTTTATGCTGACTCTGTGTGATGCTCTATAGGCTCCCGTGTCTACAGGACTGGCTAATACAACTCCACCTAAGGCATCAATGACAATATCTTTCTGTTTTTTAGTTAGGTCGGCTTCAATTGTTTTAGTGAAGGCACTCGGTTTGTTTGTCCAGCCCATGGTGTTATACCTTTCTTAACTGACAGATCCACACACTTGATGAGGGGTCCTGACCATAGCTAACAACTCGATAATTGCCGCCTTCAATCACCCAAATGTCATTAACATCTGGATCAACTAAAGTTCCTGCCGCATCCTTCACTTCATTTTGCAATAACACGGCTTTAGAGTCTGTGGCGCGGTAATCTATCGGCTTGACCAAATCTTTTAAATAAGAGCCAAATAGGACACCTCTACCGCTATATACATATTCAGTGTAAGTATCTTCACCAGTAGCGGGATTGGAGCTAACTAATTGTTTGCGGGTACAAGTGAAAGTATCTACTGCATCCGCAAGCTTTGTACTAAAAGCCTTTCCTAATTTAGATTGAATTTTAGCTCTCATAATTAGATCTTCACTAATAGAATTACATTACCGAATCCTTTATCTAGCCATGGTTTTAAAATGGATAAGGCTAGGTTTTCACTCGCTGTATATGTTTTATGAGTAGCTGAATATGTGTTAGAAACGCTTGTTCCCGATTGTGCTGATACTGTCTCGCTCAACACACCAGTTTCAACTTCCGTATAGAGACTTCCATTTACTGCATCAGGTATCAGCTCTACTGCTGCCAATAGAATTGCATCTTTTAAGGGCTGATTATCTGTTGTATCTGGTAACTTAAGATTTGTTAGCCAAACATTGGTAATCATTACCGCGCGAGCTTTTGCACTATCGCTGCCTGCCCAATCGTTACCAAGTTTTGCATCGATATCTGCCACGGTAATGTATTCAATCATGACTTATTCCTGATCTTTTGATTGCTTGTTGTTTTTAGCAGGCGCTTTTGGACCGCTTGCCTGTGCATCGCCAGTATTTTCTGTTGATGGATTCTGATTTTCATTTGTTGCGCCAACTGGAGTGTCATCGCCTTGCAACTCTGCAATTCGTGCTTTCATAGCTGGCACATCATTTTTGAAAGCCATTAATTCTTCTTTTGCAGTCAAAAGCTGTTCTTCTGAGATAACCAGTTTGTTAGCCAATTCATCAAATTGCTCTACAGGGACAAGCGCATCATTAGTAACTTCACTCTCATCAATTGGTAGTGATTCACCTTCAATCAACTCATGTTCCGATGGATTGAATTGATCTACAGAGATAATTACGAACTCGCCTTGTGATTCATGGCTTGGTTTAATTTTTACTGTCTTAGACATTTTATTCTCCAAAAAGAATGGGGCCGAAGCCCCAAGTCATTAACCAAGCAAGATGATTGAATGCTCTGGTTTAACCATTGCACAACCCCAAGCAAGCGATACTTCGTATTGCACTTGGCGGTATTGGCGGTAAATGGCGATTTCAAAAGATAACCCACTAACAGGATCAGTTACGATCATACGGTCATCTGCAGAGTCACCACCTTTTGGAAGTGCAGGAATACGAGTCGCTAAGGCAATTGCAGATCGAGCAAACGCCAAGTTGCGAGTTGAAGTGGGCGCTACAGTAATTGCAGTTGCAGCTGCTGGAATTGCTTTACGCAAGCCCGGCTTTGCAAGTGTGATAGTTCCACCATTAGAAACATCAGTATCACCACCAACAACTACATATTGATTAGTGTCACCAGCGAAGGTAATCACATCACCTGCAACGATTGTTCCAGTACCAGCACTTGCAAGTGTGATTGAAGTTGCTCCAATTGCATAACCAGCGGCATTAGTTGTTGCACTAGCACCAGTTCCAGATGCAGGAGTTACCACCTGTGCAGATTCACGGATAGCAAAACCATGCACATCTAAAAGCACACCACGACGTAACAACGAATCGTCATTAGCTTCATTTGCTTTGGTTAATTGACCAAGAGTTCGCATGTTAGCACCCGCAGTAGTATCAATTACTAACTGCAAATCACCTTTTGGTGCACCGTTATCTTGAAGAGCTTTAAGTGCTAGAGCACTGTCCTTCAAGTTGGTTGCAAAAGGCGTAGTGCCTGCTGTACCGACTGCTCGAGAAGCGCCAATTGCTAAACCTGCAACATCCGCTTCAACTTCATTTGCCAATGTACGCATAGCTTGAGCGAATTGATCGCGAAGAATTGTGTTGTAAGATGCCCCGTTATTATCAAGTGCAAGCTTTTCCTCACCATTCCAGCGAACTGGAACTCGACGAGCTTTAGTAATGGTCATATCAACCTTACCAATGTTTTGATCGCCATCATTAGGAGGTGTTACACCAGGATTAATATCTGTTGCAGTTGCCGCAGGTGCCACCGGTGAAGTTACAGTTTGTCCTTTAGCAGCGCGGTTATATGTCATGTCAGATGAAACTGCTGGAATAAAACCAGTTAATTCACGAGAAACAACATCAAGCGCATTATAAATAGTGACCGTTAAGCCAGTTAAAGTGTTAGCCATTTATTAGCTCCATTAATCAATTACATTGCCGCCTTTGCGGATATAGTTAGCTTTTTCTGTAGGGCTCATTGCATCGAACTCACTACGTTTAATTGTGTTTTTGCCGCCTGAATTGTTCCCGCCTTGCCCACCTGCACCATTAGGTTTTGGAAAGAAGTAAGGTTTGGATTCCCGAATGTCTTCAATCCACTCTTTTGGTGTAAGTGGGGTTTTGCCATCTTTACCAATAATTACGTCACCATTTGCATCGATCGCTACAGCATTGCCGTTTTCATCCAAGGAAAACTTAGATAAAGCGAGTGCTGTAATGTCGTCTGTCGCTTCTGGTAGACCTTGTGCAGCACTAAATGCTTGAGCAATTTGACCTTTGACTACAGACTGCTTAAACTTATTCGCATAAGCTTCCGCCTTATCTGCACGAGCCTTCTCTGCATCAAATAACTTTTGATGTTCGGCTTTCAATCGCTCAGTACGTTTTCCGAATACTTCGTCAATCTTGCCCTCAGCAAGCAATTTCGTTTCTTCGTCTTGTCCAGCTTTTTGAAGTAACCCTTTAACTGCATCAATGTCCAGACCTTCAAATTGGCCTTTAAAATTGGCCAGCTCATCAGATAAGGATCTATTCTTACCAAGAAGCTCATTGTTTTTAGCTTTAAGTCCAGAAACATGTTGTTCAACGTATTGGTCTAACTGTGCTTTGATTGCAGGATCTTCAAAATTAATGGTTGTTGAGCCTTGCCCACCAGAACCACCCTCACCCCCATCTGCACCAGCTTGATTTTGTAAAGACATTAATTGGCGTTTTAAAAATTCAGACATCTAAAATCTCCTAGAGATACCGCCTTGCGGATTTAATTGTTTGAGCCTTTGGCTTTGCTTCAGGCAATAAAAAAGCAGCCGAAGCTGCTAAGGTTTGAATTAAGTTGTTTTACATATTTCTATAAATAACTTGCTTTAATGCTTGAGATGCAATCCAAATATCGTTACGACATACAGGGCAATTCAACACATAGATAGTTTCGTTTCTATCGCTCATGACTCGCAACTCATTCTTTTGAAATTCGATAACTGAATAACACTTGCCACATGAGTCTCTATAGGTCTGCAACTCGGGCGGCACACCTCGACTAATTACTTTCATAATCCCAACCTCTTAAACATTTCTTCATCTAGCTTTTTGAGTTCAGCAAGTGTGAATGGCTGACCTGTTAGCGGATCTACAAACTTATCTAGAGAATACTTACCCTCTTTGAATAGTTTGTATCTTGTCGGCCCAAGCCAAGACTTTTGAAAAGCTGCATCTTGTTTATCAAACCAACCTTTGAAAGTTGTATTTGAATCAACCACGCCTATCTCACCTTCACCATTCACTTTATTGTTAAATGGACGCATCCCAATTGTTTTTCCTGAGTCATCAGATACAGGAATTAGGATCGATCTACAGTTGGGGTGAAGTGGTGGCACAGGATGAGGTTCATCTTTCTTATAAACCTTGTCAGAGTAACCCATACAGATTTTAGAAGTACGGCTATCCAGTGTTGCGATGAACTTTACATACTCAACACCAATGGACTGATATGTTTCATTCAAAGCCACATTGGACACATGACTTCGAGCAGTGCGAACCATGGTAGAAATCTGGTTTCTGCTCTGATCAAGCAAACCGTCTTGATAGTTAAGTGCTTTCTTGCCTTTAATTCGCTGAACAATCTGCTGATTAGTCTGGCCTTTAGATAAACCATCTCGAATAGTTTGCTCAACTCTCACACGAGTCTCATCAGCAATTCGCGCAAAAATAGAATCAAGCAGTACACCACCACTTAAAGGTGTTTTCTTTGCCTTGTTGAATAGCGTCTTTCCGTTTGGCTCTATTTTGCGATTAGTGAGAGTTTTAGCCTGATATGTAGCTTCATATACTGCTAAGGTTGTAGCGCTTACTGTGAAGCTCTCAAGCAACCCTGATGCAACACTTGCCTGCCAAGTCTGAACTAATGTCCTAACTTCTTTCAAAGCAGGCGTTGTGTATTGTCCTGACATTAATGCTGTCTTTTCAGCATCGCTCAAGTCATCCAACAAGTCTCTTAACTTCGAGATCATCTCATTCGAGAGAGAATCGAATTGCGTTAAGAGATTATTGATTTCAGTTGAAGACAGTCGGTAAAGATAAGCTTGATGTGATACTAGAGCATCAAGTAGCGCCTGTTGTGACATCTGAGTTGCCATTAGTCACCCCTGCAACATATCCAGTCATTGGACTGTTAGTCATTTCGGTTTCAATGCGCTCTAACTCTTGGGAATATTCAATATCCGGGATTTTTCCTGTTCGAATATAATCCCAATAGGTTTCCATTGAGATTTTATTCCCCAATACAGCCTCATAGAGCTGTTTAGCAAGATTTACATCAAAACCTAATGAGCCAAAGTCAGGCTTAACATTAAAACGGTAATCTTTATCACTAAGCCCTAACCACAATGCGCCATACTTAATGACCTGCTCAATTGCTTCAGCAGCAGTAATAACCATTCCATACAATGTCGAATACTGGTCATCTTGACGAGCTTTGCGTGCTTCGCCTGATTCAGTACCACCAATGTCCATTACACGAGCACCAGCTTCTAAAGCTGCATTCTTTTGGTCACGCATTGCAGTGCGTTTAGCTTCTATTCCTACACCTTGAATTTCGAGATATCCGCATTGCCCACCTTGTGGTAATTGCCATGCAGCCATTGGACCCGTCACACGCAAAGGCTTATCTTCATCAACACCTGAAACCCAAGGTTGAGGATGACTAGTTAAATGCAACTCTTGGAAATATTCAGCACTTAACTGGTAATACTTAATAGCCGCCTTAGCCATTGTCATTAAAGGCATTTCGTCAATTGAAGGCGTATTATTCATACTGCCAACGTAAACAACAGGAATAAACGAAAGTGTCTTATTACCTAAGCCCGGATATGTTTCTTCAATTACTGTATTGTCGTCAGCAAATAAACGCGATCTATATTTGCCATCATTAATATCTAAAGCACGGTAGAAGCATTCTTTATTATGAGCAAATTCATCTTCGGAATTATCATGAGCTTCTTTAAAAACTGAGAGTGTTAAATCTGTTCGCCCTGCAACTGTCTTTTCTTTCCAGTTAATACCATCTTTTGCCCAATACAACGCAATGTATGGCTTACCTGAATCGTCGAAATCAAGCATCAAAGCGCAACGTGCATAAGACAACTGAGCCTCTACTACTCGAAGGAATAATTGCTTTAAGCCAAACCCATCTGTTGTGGCCTGCTCAATCAATGGTTTTAACCGTGAATCTACAATATTGATATCTGGCTCAAGTTTTGACACTAGACCAATCATTGCTCTTTTAGAATCACGCACCCACTCAGGATATTCTGCGCGTTGTTTGAACGCTTCATAGATGCATTTATTTTTTGGATCTACTTCTTCGGCCATTATCATGCCTTGGGACTTTGGTAAAAGCTTTTCACCTTGCTCTTTTACACAACGTTCCCCACCCAAGGCATAATCCATAAATTCCCAATCCGGCATTGCCTTTGCATAATCCGGATGAACAGTACTAACTGTCATAATTCACCTACAGTAGTCCAATAATTGAAGTTTCTCCCACTGTCTTTTTGTTTAATGGGAACATATAAGCAACTGGATAAGTACCAGCATCATTAAGATGGTCAAAGCCTGCTTTTTTATCTGGCTGACCATGATCATCGTAGATTTGTCGTTCAAGACTTCTTGCAAACTCAGGACACTGCTTAAGGTTCACATATAGGCGTCTTTCGCCCATTGTGTTGCATAAACGTCCATTCATTGAGTTGATACGATCCTTAACAGCAGGGTTTTTGCTATTCACTTGAACCCTAAAACCAGCCTTCTTGAGCAATGCAATATCTGTCTCACTTGCATTACTTGATTTGCGGTTATCACCTGAAGCATCTGGATAAACGATAATCTCGTAATCTGGATACTTAGCTTTGATTGCCTCTATCATTGCTGGCGTATCGAAGAGGTTCTTAAACTCACCCACTGCATAAAGCTCTTCACCATCTCGAACGTAGACAACTGCTGCCATTTTCTGCACGTTAAAGTCCATGCCGATATGAAGTACATCACCTTCTTTTACGACCCTTTCTGTGCAGTTAAAGGCGCGCTCAAAGCAGTAATAAATAACGCCTTGATAAGTTTCAAAGCTTGCTTCGTATTCTTGACGAAAGGTCTTTGGGTCCATCTTGCGACGAGCGACTTCAATTTCGCTTTCAGGAATGTTCCCACCTTGTAGTGATGTATAGATCCAACTCTTATGATCTGGCTCTCTACCGTCTTGCCCATCCATCCAAGTGTCATAACAATGGTTATAGCCTTTGGGAGTTCCAATTCTAAGAACATTACCACCTACTCGTTGCACACCATTAACGACGTATTTACAGGTTGAAAGCATTGGACGAAGTACTTCTTCCCAAGCAGCCCATTTACAATCGGCCCATTCATCAATGATTAGGAAAAATAAGCCAGAACCACGAAGGTCATCATAGTTGTCCAAGCCCACAACACGAATTACATGACCACTTTTTAAAGTGATAGTACATTCAGTTTCGTTAGGCTTGCCAAAGCGCCAAGAAGGCGGAATTGCTTGTTTTAATCTTTTCCAGAATACGCGCTTAGCCTGCTTAAAGGTTGGTGCTGCGTACCAGATTTCATCCTCTACAGATACATTCCACTTTTGAGCCAGTCTTGCAGCTCTTCGCATCTCTGCTTTTGCTAGAAAGGTTTTACCAAAACGCCGACCACAAACTGCATCTCTAAAACGTGCTTCAGGTTGCCAGCCCCATACATAAATATTTGCCTGTTTTGGCGTAAGTTCTACTGCTCCTTCAGGACTAAAGGATAGGTTCATTCGGCAATTCCTCGTCTGGTTTTAGATCAAGGCGATAATCTTCTTCTGGTGGTTTATCCTTAGGCGGATTAACTCGGCGTTTAATTTCTTCAAGTTCAAGCTTCTTAATTTCAAGCTCAATTTGTGCCTTTTCAGACATTGAGTCTTTTTGATCTGACTTGCTTTCTTCTCTTGCTAATTTAATTAAGCTCTGCCTTAGCTGAACGTTTTTACCAGCCTTCTCATAAATCTTCTGAAGCTCTTTAAGCCGGTAGGCTTTATTAGCTAGCGGGATGTCATAAACATTCTTTTTAAAGTCTTCTCTGGTTTTATTAAATAACGCAGTCAATTTCTTACTTAATGCTCTACATGTTGCTTTTGTAGGATCGTAAGAAGCTACCTGCTGACGAGTTAATTCGATGTTAAATTCTTCTCTTACGGCTTCTACAACTTGTTGAGGGGTATCAAAGCAAGCAAGAGACTGAACTATAAAGATTTTCACAGGCTCTTTTAGTGTTGCCATAACTTCCCCTTCGTAAAACTACGTAAGACTAAATAGGCAAAAAAATTAAGCCAACTTCAATAGACACGTTCCACATGCATGAGCAATACTAGCCCTAGATATAATCGGACCATCATTCGCAAGCTCCACCATAGTTTGTACATCTTTAGACATTCCATAGCGCTTAACTACACCGTGGAATTCTTCTACATCATGTCCACGCATTTGTAGGACTGCATTATTGTCAGCGTCATAACACGGACCCATTGAGCTATGCTTGTGAGCTAAGTGATATAACTCATGCTCAACCAAAGCCATAAAGTCTTCATCTGAACAGTCAGTGCAATATCGAGCATCAAGAGTAATTAGTGCTTTTGGCAATTCACCAAACCATTTAATCATTTGAGCCTCTTGGCGGTCTTTCTGCCAACCACTAGCTCTAAATGCCACTATCTCTGCTTGTCCGTGAATATCTCGACCTTGTTTTGCAAATCCACATTCAGCCCAAAGGAACTTAACGCCCGAATGCTCTATTAGATGCTCATGTTCTTCGTTATAAAGTTTGCTTTCGGGATTTAGTATCCCTTGATGAAGCCAATCAGTAATTTCAGGAGCTGGGCAGAAGTTCATAGACATATCATCACTGATTTCTAATACCCATTCAGGCGGATAAGGTCTTTTCATAAATCTCACCCATTAAAAAACCGCCACTTGGGCGGTCATAACTACTTCACAATTTCCAACTTTTCCAAGAACCGATCTAGCTCCTCCTCAGAATTAAACTCTAGATCTAGGATGTCATTGGAGGTTAAAGTTAAAACTAACTTATAAAAATCTCTATGAGCAAATTTATTGTTTTCTGATGTAGCCTTTTTCACTTTTACCACATGATTTAAATTAATGTATTCGGATTTATGCTGAACAAACATTATTTTTCCTTTATTATTAATGATTAAAGAAAAAACAATATATCTTAGCTGCTTAACTATTCCAACACATACTTAAGATCATCAGGTGTTTCCAAATAACACCCGTTTTTATTACAGAATGCATGAATGTCGTTTAGGTATTCAGTGAACTGTGCTGTACTTGCGTCTGTAGTGCTCATTAGCTCACACAGACCATTTGCTACATCTTGGTAAAGAGGATGCTTAGAATCCTTCAACTCTCTAACAGCCTTGAATGTTTTCTTGTATTGGCCAACGTCATCACGATCATAGATTTTTGCTAGGAAGTTCTTCTTGAAGAACAGATGTTCGTAATCTTTATCTGTTCCCTGCTTCTTAGCCCACTGATTAAGCCACATCCAGTACAAACGATTTTGAGCTTTTGTCCGGTCTTTCTCTTGTGGTGCAATTAAAACCACTAAAGGCTTCCCTTCACTCGCTGCCTTTGCATGATTAGTATTGAGATAGCCAATTACATAGTTGATGTCAGAATGGTTTTTGATGACGAATCGTGGTTCCATTTTGACCTCGCAATAAAAAAGACGCTGTTAAGCGCCTTTTTGAATTCTATATATGAGCAGCAAGTCTTAATTAAAATTTAGCTAGAGTTTTCATGGCCGTATCCTCAAGGTTTATTGATAGTTTATTAAAGTAACTAGATATACATCAGAAACTTTAATTTACCTGAGAATTGATCTAAAAACAATCACTATTATTTTCAATTTTTAGCATCCGTTCTGTTTTTTCTAACATTGCATCAAACCAGATAACTGCTTGATCTCTTGTCATTGTTAGCAGTTGGTCGTATTCGATATGGTGTTGCCTGCAAAGCGGGATTGTTTTTGAGTCACAAGCCTTTAATCCCATACCCTTATTGTGAGCGCCCTGATTGCTGTGTGCTGCATCTACTGGAGTTCTACCACACATAACACATGGCAATTTTCTTATTGCAGCAAGTCGCTTTGCATCACGCATAAAGATTGCTTCTAATGTTCTTCACTTGTTCTTTGTGTCGCTTAATCTTAGCGTCAACTTCAACCATTTCTTTCGCAGTCATCAAGCCACGTGAAAGGTTTTGAAGCTTTTCTATTTCTGCACATATTGCGACTAGGTTCTTCTTCGCTTCGATTGTGTCCATACGCAGCTCACTTATGTTTATTTAGCCGACGAGCAATAAGGCGTTTCTTCTTTTGGCTTAATTTGTTTGGTTTGCCTTTATTTGGTTTCGACTTAAATGCAAATGGTGAAACTTCGCCACCCATAGCAGATAGTGCGCTTAGTGTTCCAAAATTCGGTCTAGCCACTGCCATTCCTAATGCGGTTGCTAACAATACTCGACTCATTCGCATTTTCTTATTCTCCAGAAAAGAAAACCCTGTCAAACGACAGGGCTACAAACACTTAATCTTTCCACACTTTCTGCATTCTTTCTGATTGAACATGTCGGATTGATATTCCCAAACATGTATGCAAAAGACCTGCTTAATGAATCGGAGCATGTGAACCTCCAAAAAAATAGCCCTACGTTTAAGCATCGACTAGAAATCCAGTCCAGCACATCGGAATCCAATGTTCTAAGCTCGTAGGGCATAAAAGCAAAAAGCCCATCAACTAAATGACAGGCTTTAATCTAGTTTCGCCTTCTTGCTTATGTTGCAAGGGTTACCAACTAATCCAGTGATGCCTTACTTACACTTCGCGCCACTCTAACATAAATATGCCATATAACTTGCGCAAGGTCAACCTGATTACTTGTCTCTATTCTTTAAGTCAAAACGAATGAATGGGTATCTACAATGCATAGCTGCTAAACCGCAGCGAACATCTTCACGAGCATCGTGTTGGGTACGGAGAATGGTTGGGTTATCTACACGCCCTACTTTAATCACCATGTCTGACCATGAGTTGCCATAAAGATAGCGATCAATCACAGCATCCAACCACTCATCTAACACTTCTGACTGCCCTTGCATATCCAAGATGAGGCGTTGAACTGCACGCGCTTCATTATCAGTGATTTCACACGTAATGCCTTTGCCACGCCCTTTAGGGATAACTGGATCATCTGAACACAGCCAATCAGCCATGATCTGCTCTTTGCCTTTCACTTCTTGCTTACGCTTCTTAGCAGCCTGATCCATAGCGACAGCAATCGGGTTTATGCTCTTTCCACAAGTTCCAGAATTTGAGTACATCCAAGCCCCAAATTGATAAAGCCATTCTTCTAGACTGTATTTAGTCCAGTCCGTTGTTTGCATAATGTGATTTACTGCCGCATTCATCTCTTTCCCCTTACTTGCCGTATTTCTTGATGTGATTTCTGACTTTTTCTCTGTTGGCTTCTCCGCTCGCTATCTGTCCATATATTTTTCTGGTCTGCCAAATGACATAAATAATGAGAAGGGGAGAAAATAAAATTCTCAAGATGATTAGAAGCAGCTTTAAAGAAGCTTCTGCATAGTCCTTGAGGTCACACCAATGATCTTCAAACCATCCCTTTAGAAAGAATCCTTGCCATTGGAGTGTGAGCTTTAATGCATCTACATCTACCTTTGATTTCATACCGTCACCCTAATCGTCTAGTTCTGCTTTGTTTATAAGTATTGAGTACATTTCTTTTGAATAATTTGAGATTGGGAACTTCTTACCGATCAGTTCCGCAAACTCATCATCAATTTTTCGAACAAGATCCATATATTGAATCTGCTTTTCATCAGTCTCACCTGTAGGCCATTCAGGTGTCTTAGCTTGGTACTCCTCTGCCCATGCTTTGACTTGTTCAGCTTTATCTTCATATCGAGTGCGAAAGAAAGCATGAAAACCTTCTTCATATTGTTCATATGTCCCAACTTCGTAAAAGACCATCACGCCACCTTCAACCGTTTCATTGCTTCTTCAATCCAATTGAGCACTAAGCCGCTTT